CGCTGGAAAGATGGATCTACTTAAAGCAGCAGCTGCTGATGCCACAGAGATTATAGGTAAAGGTTTAATAGATGCTTTAAGCGCCCTGGCTAAAGATAATTCAATAGATGAAGCAACAGACTCTATGAATCAGTTTGCTCTGGCCATCGCCGATACAGTTAGAGGCTTAGGTTTATTAGTAGGCGAAGTTAAAAAGTTTGCAGATAGTGATGTAGGTAAACTGTTAGGCGCCTTAGCCTTCCTTGTATTTGGATCTAAGAAACTAATCATAGGTGGGGCGCTAGCCTTAATTGGTTATGATATAGGTAAGAGTAATGCTCCTGGTAAACCAAACGTAGGTGGTTATTCAGGCATACCAGACCTGCGTACTTCTCAAGCACTTCTTAAAGCACGTAAAGAAGAATATAATATAATTACAAAGAAAAACGCTATTGAGAATAAGAATGTAGAAGAATTACGAAAGAAGTTTGACCTAGAGCGAATAGGCCTAACTGCTGCCCTAAACAGCGCAACCGATGAAGAAACTAAATTACGCCTGAAGGCACAGCTAGCAATCCTAGACAATAACGAAGCCTTGGCTAAGAAGTTACTAGCCGAGTTAGAAGCCGCCGAAGCGTTAAAGAAGTTAGCAGAGCAGGCAAGGCTAGCAGGTATGTCCTTAGAAGACTTTGCATTATTTAAAGTTAAAACACTAAACACCAAAATAGATGATTACTTACAAAGCACAGCGTTAGAAATGGTACGGGCGTTAAACGCTCAGATAGCCGCGTTTATAGCATCACTTGGTGGAGTAAAAATAAAAGGTGGCAGTGGTAGTAGTGACGGTGGTGGCACAATCGCATTCACGGGAGCTGAATACTTTCAAGACTTAGCAACCCAATTAGTAGGCACAACTGGTTACGCTGGCATGAACGTGTCCCAGATAGCAACTGAAAGAGCAAGAGAATCTGGTAATAGATCCGTAGATGTAAACGTAAGAATTGACTCACCGTCTGGTGATAAGTTTGCACAGCTAGTAGCCGAGAGCATTCAAGTTGCTGGTCGTACTGGTTTTAGCACTACCCCTGCTGGTGGATTACCAGGATGACCGTACCTGTAATAAATGCTGTAATTAATTTTAGCACGGGGCCTAGTTTTGCCCAGGCCCTTATATTAGGCGAAGGTATATTAGACACCAACGTATTATCTGATGCATCGGCTGTGATTGTAGACGTATCAAATCAAATTAACCGCATAGAAACTAACCGAGGCCGTACTGCGCTATCCGATCAATTCCAAACAGGCTCATTGACTTTACGCATTGTCGATCAGAATGGTGACTTCAATCCCCAGAACGTCAGCGGACCGTATTATAATTTATTAACTCCTATGAAGAAGGTGCAGATTACTGCTACCTACGGAAGTATTATTTATCCTATATTCTCAGGGTTTATTACAAGCTATGTGACTACCTACCCAGGCGAATCCGATGACACCGTAGCGATTACAACTATCCAGGCAGTTGATGCGTTCAGGCTGGCCCAAGTAGCGCAGATCAGCACAGTTGCAGATGCTACTGCTGGACAATTATCTGGCACACGTATTAACAAGATATTGAATGAAATAGACTGGCCAGCAACTATGCGTGACGTAGATGCAGGGCTTACTACTATGCAGGCAGACCCTGGTACCAACCGCACTGCCTTGGCAGCCTTAACTACTGTAGCAACATCAGAGTATGGGGCCTTATACGTAGACGCTGCTGGCTCCTTTGTATTCCAAGACAGAAATGTAACGGCTGGTTCTATTGGAAGCACGCCCACAATCTTCGCAGACAACGGCACGGGTATTGTTTACTTTGATGCAAGTTGGATCTTAAATGATGTGCTTATATTCAATAAAGCCACAATTACGAGATCAGGCGGTAGCGCCCAGGTAGCCCTAAATCAAGCGAGCATTGATAAGTACTTCCTACACAGCTACTTCTTAGACAACCTACTTATGCAGAGCGACGCGGTAGCACTAGATTACGCCCAGGCCTATGTCGCAAGCCGAGCAGAAACCAGCATCCGAGTGGACTCGATAGTGCTTGACCTATACACGGCCAATTACAACACAGGCATTATTGCAGCGTTAGACCTAGACTTTTTCGATCCGATAAAGGTAATTACTACCCAGCCAGGCGGATCCACCCTAGAGAAAACACTTCAGATTTTCGGTGTACGTATGAATATAACACCGAATAGTTGGCGTACTACCTTCACAACACTAGAACCCGTTATCGACGCATTTATCCTAAATGATACGATTTATGGCACTTTAGACTATAATGTCCTCAGTTATTAAGGAGTAAAGATGGCAGCAGGATTAGGATTTAAGGACTTCGTTACTGGTGAAGTTCTCACCGCCGCAGATGTAGATGGCTATTTAATGCAAGGTGTCTGGGTATTTGCCAGTGCTACAGCTAGAGATGCCGCAGTTACATCACCGCAAGAGGGAAACTTTGCTTATCTTAAAGATACAAATGTAACCACATATTACACTGGCAGTGCTTGGGCTAACTTAGATACAACTGGCATGACTAATCCAATGACCACTACAGGCGACACAATTTATTCTTCACCAGGATCTACACCTGTCAGACTTGGAATTGGTAGCACTGGCGATGTTTTAACCGTTGCAGGTGGCGTACCTACTTGGGCCGCTCCAGCAGGTGGCGGTGGTATGACTTTATTATCTACTACTACTTTATCGGGCTCAAGCGTTACCCTGAGTTCAATAAATCAAACTTATACTAATTTAGTATTTTTTTGTTACAACTTATCAACCTCAGCAAATAGCGCAATAAAATTTGCGCCGAATGGTTCAACCAATATCTCAGATTCAGTTTACACGATAGCAGAAAACACAACCGAATCAATGTGGAGTGCGAATGCTGACATCATTTATCTTGCAGGCCCAATAGATTATGCCGCAGGTGGTAACAATAATGCCTCAGTTTTTACCTTTTTCAATTATACAAACACCTCAGCCAGTGTTAAAAACTTTTCAATGAGTGGCAGAGCAATTAATAGCAGTAGTCAGAAAGCAACTATAATTGGAGGTGGCGGAGTTAACACTGCAAGTGCTATTACATCAATGAATATTGCGCCAAATGCTGGCACATTCACTGGAACAGTTTTAATGTATGGAGTTAAATAATGACTAAAGAAATAAGACCAATGGTTAGAATTCATAACACAGAAACCGATGAAGTAATTGATCGGGAAATGAACGATGATGAGTTTGTTCAATACACGGCAGATCAAGAAGCATACGCAATTAAGCAAGCCAAAGCCATAGCCGAAGGCAAACTCGCAGCACTCGGTTTAACTACCGATGACTTACGCGCTCTAGGTTTATAACCAGTAAATGAAGCCTTGGCTATGCGCTGCAGGTACACAGTTAAGGGATCAGATTGATACCTGGTACCCAGATCGTCGCACTTCCAATAGCGGATGGTTGGGCGATGCTCGTCATGCCGCCAGAAAATCGGATCATAATCCAGACGCAAGTGGGTGTGTACGAGCCATTGATGTTGATTCTCGCCTGGATACATCCGAAGGGATCTCAGTATATTTGGCTGACCAGATCAGACTATGCGCCAAGACCGATAAACGCATTTCTTACGTAATACATAACGGAATGATTGCCAGCAAGATACTCAATTTTAAATGGCGCAAGTACAAGGGTTACAACAAGCACACGAAGCATATCCATATTAGTTTTACAAAATTAGGCGATAAAGACTCTAAGCCGTTTGATATACCACTACTGGGAGGCAAGTTATGAAACTAACAAAGAAACACAAGGCAGCAATTAAGTCTTATTTAAGGGCTGTAGCAGCTAGCGGTATAACCGTGGTCCTGGCTATTGCCGCTGATATACACCCTGCTTATGCCACATTGTTGGGTGCTGTTGTAGCACCTCTAATTAAAGCTGTAGATCCTTCTTCTGGTAAAGAAGTTGATTATGGCATCGATGCGAAATGAGTCCAGCAGAGTGGGCTGGCTTTGGGGCTGGCGTGTGCGCCGTTCTAACAAGTTTATTAGTGGGTCTGCGCTTTCTTATTAAAGGCTGGCTTAACGAATTGAGGCCAAACGGTGGCCAGAGTATGAAGGATCAATTAACTCGACTAGAACAGCGTGTTGATGACCTATATTCTCTAATGAGTAAGCGACAATTGTGACGTGGCTGACACCAGACGTAGGCGTAAGAAAGTTAATAAACGCATAGTACGTAAGTCCCCTGAGCCGTTGTCTAAAATAGATCAACACTATATTGCTATGAACGAGATCTACAAGGCAGCACGCAAGGCAGGATTTAGCGAGAGTTGTGCGCTGTACTTTGTATCAGATAGGGCAACCATGCCCGACTGGGTAATAGGCGATGGCGGCATCATACCTAGTATCGATCCTACTGAAGAGGGTGAAGATTAAGCGTTGGCTTGTAATCTCAGATTTGCAGGTACCGTATCAGTTGGACTCTGCGGTAAAGAATATAATCAAACTAGCCAGGCGAGAGAAGTTCGACTCGGTATTGGTGGTCGGCGATGAAATTGATTTCCAGTCAATTAGTAAATGGAGTGAAGGCACACCTCTGGCTTATAGTGAGGACCTACACGCTGATCGTGAGCTATGTAAGCAAATCCTTTGGGATATCGGCGAGTACAGCCCAGAGATGCATATTATCCGCAGCAATCATACTGATCGCTTATACAACACTCTTCTAAAAGTCCCTGGCTTAATCAACTTACCTGAACTGCAATACCCAGCCTTTATGGGGTTTGCCGATATGGGTATGACCTACCATCGCAAGGCCTATGAGTTCCATCCCGACTGGGTACTCTGCCACGGCGATGAAGGAAGCATGAGCCAGCACGCAGGTATCACAGCTCTAAACCTGGCTAAAAAGTTTGGTAAATCAGTTTTGGCTGGACATTCGCACAGGCTGGGCATGTCTGCCTACACAGAGGGCGTAAACGGCCACCACAGGGCCTTATATGGGGTAGAGGCTGGGAACCTAATGGATCGTAAGAAAGCAGGCTATATTCGCTATAACAGCGCGAATTGGCAAAACGGCTATGTTATACTAGAAGCCGCAGGTAAGACGCTAACACCTACGTTAGTGCCTATCGATCCGAAGGATGGCTCATTTACCGCACTGGGCAGGTATTACGGGTAAAACGTTACCAAATCGTTATACAAATACGCCCCAAAACTATCCACAAAGTCGTACACAGATGCAATACTTGGGCTATGCCAAGAAGCAAAGTACTGGCATAGACGGGCTACACATGAAGATACAGATAGATCTAAAGGCTGCTGATTTTGAACATCTATGGATCAATTCAATGGAATGGCAAAACAACGACTGGCAAAAACAAGCGGACCGTTTTGAACCAAACCCATTATTTACCTGGCAATACGCGTACTGGTTTGATAACTACGCTGCCTTAAAAATGGCAGAGGGTTTCATAGCTGGTTTAGGTAAAAACTACGCTTTACATAGCGATGAAGGTACTGGCGACTGGGTTATGCTAACTAACTACGCTAGTCCTTGCCACCTACGCAAGACATTGGTGAACGCATGATAGAGACAACGGCACCCTGGATAGTTCTTTACTTTGTGATGGGTTATTTTACTCTCTGGGGTATTTATTCAACCGTCAAAGATAACGCGTTTCAATCGGGATACTGGAAAGGCCGTAAAGATGGCTTTGACATGCACCGCAGAATCACAGACAGCAAAACTAATGCCGACAACAACTGAACAGCTACTAGACAATGTCGTCAAAACTATTCATGCGCGAGGTCTCAACTATGGGCATCCAATTACAAACCACAAGAGGATTGCCGAACTCTGGAGTGCATATCTGGGTTATCCAATCCAGCCAAACGAGGTTGCAGTTTGTATGGCACTGGTCAAGATCAGCAGGCAAGCTGAGGATGCTGCGCACCTTGACAATTACGAAGACGCCATTGCCTACCTTACAATTGCTAAAAGCATTACAGACGCCATGCAAGACGACTCCGACGATTGGAAATAGTGATGGCATTTAACTTACAAGATTATGAAACAGTCGAGAGCCGACTGGAAAAATGGTGGAAGGATTACCCAGATGGAAGAGTGGCGACAAAGCTTGAACAGGCCTCAGACGCTAGATACATTGTTAGTGCTGAACTATTTAAAACGGAAGCAGATCCCAAGCCGTGTGCGACTGGGCTCGCTAGTGAGAGCGTTTCTGATCGCGGTGTTAATTCAACGTCTGCATTGGAGAACTGCGAGACTTCAGCGATCGGCCGTGCGCTTGCAAACGCAGGTTATGCGGCTAAGGGCAAACGTGCCAGTCGAGAAGAGATGACTAAGGTCGCCCGTGAAGAATTTAAACCTAAATATGGCGCCCCAGGATCTAAGTCGGCTGCGATGGAGTATGCGTTACATCTGGTGGACTCACAACTTAAAGATATTCCTAACGAGCCTGTGCCTGTTGCTTGGTCTGTTGGTGAAAGCATCACTCAAATTGGTCAAGTACCTGATGCTGGGTTTACTTGTAGGCATGGCAGTATGGTAAAGAAAGAGGGTATTGCTAAAGGTACTAACAAACCTTATGCAGGCTATGTGTGCAGCGCACCTAAAGCCGAGCAATGCGACGCCAAGTGGGCAAAACTAGCAGCTAACGGCACGTGGTTTTGGCCCGATGATTCAGAGCCAGGTAAAGGGGGTGAATAAATGGGATTTATAGAGGTCAGGAACGGTTCAGGCTTCACCTTACGCATGGAAAATGATAAGGAAAGCCTGAGCCCTAGTACCGAGAGATGTGTAGCTTGTAATGACGACAGACTTATACACTCAGGTAATTTCTTAGTATGTACCCAATGCCATTGCAGGCAATAAGGAAGGGAACACTAGCACATGCACGCACAATTTAAGTGTAACGGCTGCAAGAGCAAGACGGAGTTTCTATGGCTAGAAGAGATAAATACGCCAGAGGGATTCAAAGCCTATCAGTGCATGCAATGTGGGTGTGTCGGCGTTAAAAACATAGCCGAGGCGCTTACTATACCTGACTCGGACATAATCCGATGTGATAAGTGTGGTAGTTGGAAGTTTAACACCGTGGGCTGCCACACTTGCGCACTAGTTAAGGAGAGCTAATGCCAGTAGGAAGACGCAATTCAGGTGGTGACGATTACTACACAGCGCAGTGGATATTTGATGGCCTGGGCCTAGAGTTTGATCTAGATCCGTGTTCACCAATAGTAGGCGGAGTAGTACCAGCTAAGAATAAATACACAATCGAAGACGACGGCCTAGCGCACAATTGGTTTGGCCTAGTTTGGATGAACCCACCTTATTCAAAACCAACGCCCTGGGTAGATAGGTTCCTATCGCATGCCAACGGTGTGGCTTTGGTGCCGTTCACCAACGGTAGGTGGTGGTTTAACCTATGGAATCACGCCGATGCCATTATGCCTATTGCTTATAATCACAAGTTTGATCGAGCCGATGGTAGCCGTAAAACCATCACTTTTAATACGGCTCTCTACGGTATAGGCGAAGTAGCTGTGCAGGCTATTCAAAGATTCAAGTTGCATAGGATCAGATGATGACTTGCCGTCTGACCTGCGGTTATGCTGAGTGACTTGCATGCGCATGCTACCCTCTAGTTCGCATTTGCCCCCAAGGCAAAAACGCGAGCCGCAACGCGGCAGGCTCGCGAGGTGTGTGCTAGTAGCCACCGCTCTATTTGTAGCACAAATATTAAGCCTTGATAAAGCTGCTTCCCAGGTTACTGAAACTACAAATCATTATCGTCAATGGGCTTTCATACAGCTAAATAACTTAGATGAATTCCATTGCTTAGATTACCTGTACTACAGAGAGTCTAGGTGGAACCCAAGCGCTCGCAATGGTTCGCACTACGGCATACCTCAAGGCAGGTCTAAATACTTAACAAAGGTAGACGGTTATAGGCAGGTTGAATGGGGTATTAAATATAACCTTAATAGGTATGGATCTATGTGTAAGGCATTAGATCATTACAAACTTAAAGGCTGGCATTAGTGGTCAATAAGAAGGCTAAACACCAACGTGCTATGGGTAGTAGTCAATGGAAGAAGCTAAGGCTTATGG